CTCGGGTATTGATAGTTGGTATGCAGACGGATATGCAGCACGTCACGCTGCGGCACCACGATCGGGTATTCGTAGCCGTGATAAGCCAGCCGGTTCTCGATGACGTTGTTGCCGCGCAGATAATAAAAAATCTCGCCGTTCTCGGCGACGCGCGGATAGCTTTCGTCGCTGCTCATCGGATGCAGTTCGTCGATCTCGTAGCGTGAATTGCGCAGCGCCAGTGCGTAAGCGTTGCCCTGCATGTAAAGCCAGCGCACCGCATTGAGCATGAAGTCGCTGATCGACTGATAGGTGTTGGGGTGGCGCAGCATGCGCGCCAGCGCCGACGTCGTAACGCGATCGCGTCCGCCCTTCTCGTTTGCGCGCCAGTGATCGCCCGGACACATGGCGACCGTCTGCGAATAGGCCGACACGCACGCCTCCACCATGGCGCTCGCCCCCGGGCCGTAAACCGGATCGTAGCCGTTTTGCCACCAGTTCAGGCTGCTGCCCACGTCAGCAGGCAGCCAGCCGCCGGTGATCGGCAGGTGCCAAGGTCCAGCGCGCACGTCTCCCTCGCCCTTGCGGACGAGAGAGACCATGCGCTGGATCAAGCCGCGTGCGTTCATTCGCTACGTTTGGGCGCTGGCGTGGCTTGTCGTGTCGTGTAACCGCCGCTGCTCGGTTTTCCGGCCTCGACCTGCTTCGGTTGCAGCGTGAACTGCACGTCAGGTCCGCTGCCGTCGTCTTCCAAGTCGGGATAGCCGCCGGATACGGCGATGTCGTTCTCTTCTTGCGTTGGCGTTGGTTTTCCCTTCGCCAGCGCGGCCCGCTGCGCATCAGCAAGACTGCGGGCCTCCTTGCCTTCCGCCACGGCCTTTTTGGCGTTTTCGGTCGCCTGCTTGGTTTGTTCAGTTGCCTGTTTCTCAGCCATATCAAAATCTCCTGTTTCAAGGCTGGTTCTGGCTGGCCGTCCGGTCTTGGATGGCCAGCCAGTAGCGAAAGCTCGCTTAGTTGCGAACTACCAAGTAACGCCGACCACGACTGCAACGGTGCCCGGACGACGGATCGTCCAGTTGACCGGCAGGATCAGACGGAGTGCGATCGAATCCGTCTGGAACATCGACTTGACCGGGAACGCCGCAACCGGTGGCGTGCCAGCCGTGTGGATGTCGGTCGGTGTCGTGTCTTCCATGTGCAGCGTGGCCTGATCGCTGAGTTCGAAGCGCGGAGCGTCGCCGCCCACGCTGACGAAGTCAGCCGCATCGAGTGCGATGACCGTGCCGAGCGGAACCGTTCCAGAATCAATGATCGGCCAGCCTTGCAAGTTGCCGTTATTGATCTGGTCTTGGAACGGGAATACGCCCGCACCCGGGGCGGCAACGAGACCAGCCGACATAACCTGCTGCGGGTTCATCAGCCAGCATGGTGCGCGCACGTTGCCCTTGGTCGCGGTGAGCAACGCGCCGCTGATCGCCTTGATGTCGCCAACGAGAGCGGTAAAGCCGCCGCCAGCGGTCGGGGTGATCGGGGTCACACCGTTGAGGATGCCCGCCGGACGGATGAGCGTCGCGGCGCCGTTGTCGAGGAGCACGGTGTCGAGCGAGATTGCCGTGTCCTCTTGGATCGCATTGCGCAGCAAGCCCTCGATTGCAGGCACGCTGTGCTCGTCGATCTCGCGGGTCCATGTCGAGATCACCGCCATTTTCTTCGGGGTCAGGACTTGCGACGTGAATGCGCCCTGACGGACCGGGATCGGCTGGCCTTCACCGACGAACGATCCGGCGATCGACGGCGTCAGCGAGCGGGTCGGAATGCTGACCCGGCCATTGCGACCGAAAGTCAGTGACACGCCCTTGGCAGACAGCCGCGGATACACCGACTTCGGCATCAGTGTTTCCATGAACGATGCAAACAATGTCTGCACCAGTTCAGCCGCCCAGCCGGTGACCGTGGTCATGGCCGGAGCGGAGGCTGCCTTCATCGCGTAATCGAGCATGGCCCGGACCGGTTCATCCTCGGGATAAACGGCCTTGCGGATGTCTTCGATCGGTTTCCGCTGCTGGTGTGCAACCATCATGATCGCGCCGGACCGTGCCAGCAGATCGATGATGTTCACGTCCTTGCGGGCTACCCTGCCGAGACTGAACGGACGTGCAGCACTGGCGCCGCCGTTCGGCCTGATCTCGGCGCGATGCACGACGAGACCACGTCCCTTGCCATCACCATCATCGTCGCTGGTGTCTGCAAGGTGCTTTTCAGCCTCCTGCAGCGCGGAGAGACCTTTCTCCTCCTGCGCGATCTTGGTGTTGAGTTCTTGCGTCACCTCAAGCTGCTCGTCGCTGACATTGCTGTCGTCGACGTCTTCAAGGTGTTTTGTCAGTTGGTCGCGCAGTGCCACAAGGCGCGTCTGCGCATCCGTAATGCGTTGAGCGAGCGACATTGCCGCTCCTCCTTCTTTTTTCCTTCTGCTGTTTTCGGCTTGCCCGCCGGTGAACCCGCGCCGCACGGTCCGGTCTCTTTTGCCTTGCCCGGCGAAGACCAGATCGAGCGTTGCGGGGGAAATTCTCAGTGACTTGGCGATCGCCAGCGCATTGGGATTTGCTGGAACCGCAACTAAAGACGTTTCGACCAGTTCGCTTTTGTGGAAGATGCTGCCGCCAAAACCGAACTCGTCCTTTTCGTTGCGCGATTGGCGCTTGACCGGACGGAAGCCGACGCTGGTCGCCTTGAGAATGTCGGCCTCGATCAGCCTGCGGATTTCATCGATGCGCGGCGAGGTACCTTCCGGCGCAAGCGCAAGATGACCACGCAGTTGCTTGTTCTCGACGCGCAGATTTTCCCACTTGCCGATCACAAAATTTGGGTTGTGGTTGAACAGCGCGATCGGGTTCTTTTTGAAATTCGTAAGGTCCCAGCCGTCCGACAGGATGATGTCGTCCATGCGGTCCGGCGTCTCGTCGGAGAGCACGAACTCCATGCCGTGGACGGTCTCGACGTGGGTCTTGTGCAGGACGTCAGGAGCGGCGCGGTTCTCGTCCCAGATCAGGCGGCACACGTCGGCATCACCCTCTTCATCGATGCAGCGATCCATGAAGTCGTCGAACGCCTCGCCATCATCCGGCTCGATCTGCTTGCGGCGCAATTCAGCCAGCATGTCGCCCTTGTCCTTGCTGCGCCAGATGTCGAGGCAGATGGCGACGGCTTGCTCCTGCTCGCGCTTTCCGTCGCCCATCATCTCGGGCACGCAGCGCGAACTGAACTCCGACTGACTCTCGCCCTTGCGCGGTTTCATCGGCATGACAGGTACCCTCCGCCGGGCCTGCGCCCGGACGTTGTGATTTCACCAGTGTTTCGAGCTAGTTACGCCCTCTTGACGTATACGCCGGAACGTCGTATATAGAGGTTGATGGGAAATGAGTGAGTTTCGCAGCGCGGCCAAGTGGCTGCATCGTTGGCACCCAGCAACTGGGATGATGCAGACCGGCTGTCAGATGGCCGCGTCCCGAAGTTCAAGACGACCATTCCGTTAATTAACTTTCTACGACGTCTTGACGTGTACGCTGTTATGGCGTATATGAACAGTGAAGGTTGGGAAAAAAGGAGATCGAGAAAAATGGAATACGGTTCGTTGCGAGAAAAGATTGCCGCGGAAAGCAAGGCGCGAAAGGTGCGCTACGCCGAATTCGAGGCGGTCTTCAATGAGGCCAACCGGGCAGGCTTTGCCGCTGCTGAAGCGATGACGCCCCGGGCCATGGTGGTGTCCTCGCACGCTAACCCGCTCGACGATAGCTCGCCGGTCGAAAAGTCTTGGTACGTCGCCGACGGCGTGTGCGGGTTCGCTTGGGTCAAGGTGATGCCCGCGACCTGCTCGTTCGCGCGATGGCTGGTCAAGAGCGGCAACGCCAAAGGCCGGGCCTACGGCGGCGGGATCGACATCTGGATCGGCAGCCACGGCCAGAGCATGCAGCGGAAGGAAGCGCATGCCGCGAAGATGGCAGAGGTCTTGCGCGAGAAGCTCGGCGTCAAAGCCTACGCCCAGTCACGGATGGATTAACAGGAGAACAAAAACATGGGTTGGACTTTTTTCCATAAACCGCAAGGCAAGAAGGCGATCGCGACTATGCGCGAACAGCTTGGCGATGAATGGTGTGCCAAGCATGTCGTCGCCGAGAGCGCGACCCGCGAAGCAGTGTTCTTTGTCGCTAAACGGCACGACCCGGACAGTGATGTCTACGTGCCTGACGCCGACGGGTTCACCAGCGCGATCTGCGTGATCAAAATCAGGAACGTGCCGCGCGCGCGTGATGGCTACAACTTCGGTTACAAGGACATGACCGAGACGATGGGCCCGTATGGCTGTGAATGCCCGCCCTCGATCATCGCAGCGGCCTCCCCGCTCAAGCCAAAACCTGACGTCTGGCCGGAATATTCCAGCCTGAAGTCGGCTTACGAATATCGCGAGCGGTCGCTGGTCGCATCCAAGGCCAAGGCCGCCAAGCGTGCGCTGAAGGTCGGCACCAAGATCAAGCTGCCCAAGCCGCTGTCATTCGGTGGCGTGAAGCTCGACGAGTTCACCGTCGAACGCTGCCGCGTGCGTGGCCGCAAAGGAATCTCGACCGTATTCCGATCGGTCGTAACCGGCGGGCTCTACAGCCTGTCCGCGATGGATTTAGTCGGAGCAACCGAAGCAAAGGAGAATGCGTAGCAAATGAAGAAAGCATTGATCACTGTTTGCGCCATCGTCGGCCTACTCAACAGCGCATGGATCGTTGAAGGCACCGGCAATAACTGCGCCGCCTACGAGAACTGGGCGATGAAGAAGGCAATTACAGGAAGCGACAAAAGTCTCGGCGCTGGTATGGCCGTTGCCATCATGCGGCAGTCGAACGGCGCCTTCGCCGCCGCGATCGCCGCCGAGAAACTTCCCCAACTGCCGACATCAGTCTCCTGCAACCTCGTCTACTGGTACGTCACCCTGAACGGGATGGAACCGGGAAAATAAGTTAATACGCCCTCTTGACGTATACGACTGGATGGCGTATATACTGGCTGAAGGCAAAAAGGAGGCGAAAATGACTTGGGTGCTTTACGTGGCCGGAATGGCGGTTCTCGAATTCTTCGGCCCCAAAGCCGAAGCCGTCTGCAAGACGGTCGGCGCGATGGTCGAAGGCAGCTACGGCGCTGCCGCAGTCTGCACCGTGACTGTGGGGGCGTGATGTTCAAGTACGACCCGGCACTGATGGAAAAGGCGCGCTGGATTATTGAGCGCGGCGCCGGAAAGCCGAAGCAGGTCGAGATCGATCGCCGCCCGCACCTCGAATTACCGCTCCCTCCTCCGGGCTGGGAGCCGAAGAAACCGAAGGAGGACGCATACCGGACATGAGAATCAACATGCCACGCGAATTCTACATCCCGCCCAACTCGGTCGAGTTGGTGCTCGCCAACGGGGTCGTCGCCTACCTCTGGTTCGCCGGAAACGGCAAGCCCGGCGCCACGATCTTCTCCGGCAAGCGAGCCAAGCCGAATTCTAATTTCTATTACCGCGACTATGCGGGGCTCGATGCTGCGCTGGCGCTGGCGGTCGAAAGCCAAGCCCGCGTTGCCGCCTACAAGGCCGAGCGCGCCGAGAAGCGCAAAGCCTTCGCCCACAACGCCAAGGTCGGCGACATCTACCGGACAAGCTGGGGCTACGAGCAAACCAACGTCGAATATTTCGAGATCATCGAGATCAAAGGCAAGCACGCCATCCTGCGCGAGATCGCCGCGGAGAGCGTCGACACCGGCTACATGACAGGCCGCAGTGCGCCACTGCCCGGCCAGTTTCTAAAGCCGCGTCACGAAGGTGACGATCGTGGCCAGCCAATCCGGCGACTGATTCAGGACGGTTACATCAAAATTTGTGACGTCCGGCACGCGTGGCCGATGACGCCAGCCGTGATCGCGGGCGTCAAGGTTTACGAGAGTTCAAGCTGGTCCTCGTACCACTAGGAAAGGAAGACAGATGGCACGCAAAACGAAAGCAGAAAAAGCCCGCGAGGCGTACGTCCACAAGCTCGTCGGTCATGCGCTGGTCGGCAGCGTGATCAACGTGTTCGACATCAGCAAGGTGTCCGCCAAGGCCGAAGAACTGGTCGCCGCTGGCGGCGCGGAGCAGGCAATCGCCGAGAGCCTGCAGGCTTACGTCAAGTCAATCAGAAAGGAAGCCTCGATATGAGCTTCGCGGCAGTCACGACCGAGAACAGCCAGCGCGTCGCCCTGAACGATAACCGTGGCCGCGCGCCCACCGAAGAATGGATATGCGCCAAGGGCCCAAAGGCCACTTGGTACTGCATCCGCTCCTACGCCGAAAAATACAACATCAACCCGAGCGACGTTGGCTGGGCCAGCCGTCCGCTCAAAACCGAGAAGGAGACATCTTGAGCTACATCATCGAAGTTGAACGAAAGATCGGCAGCGGCACCGAGAAAAAAATCGACCTGCAACGCTTCGCCGCCGATCTGGCCAAGGAGCTTGGCGCCAAGGTGCTGCCGCCCGCAACCGATTATCCGAGCGAGTACCAGTCGCTGGCGATCGGCAGCGACCGGCTGGTGCTCAACGCTGACAACTGGAAGAAGCGGGTAACCGCCAATCTCGAAGCACCCGACGTGGCATGGGGTGATTGGTCGACCTACGCCAAGGACCAGAAGACCGAGAGCGCCACCGTCAACCCGGATGGCCGCTCGATCGCCTCGATCGCCAAGGACATTCAGAAGCGGGTGATCGATGCCAACCAAGCCGCACTGACAGCGCGCCGCGCCTACGCCGTGCAGCAGAAACAAAACCGCGCCGACATCGTCGCGTGTGCCGCCGCGTTGAAGGCCGCCCACCCCAATCTCGACGTGCGCGTAAACGAGAGTGAACAGAGCGCCACGATTTACAGCGGACCATCCACCTTCTATCTTAATGCGCGCATGAGCAGCAACGGGCGCGTGTCGATTGACCGGCTTGGCGATGTCAGCGGCGAGACCTTTGGGAAGATTCTCGCGGTGCTGGAGGCTGGTGCAAAATGACCGACTGCCCGCGCCGCAACCCGAACATCCTGACCCAAGCGACGCTCGCCAGAATTCCGGCGATGGTAGCGAACGGTCTCAACCGCCACGCGATCGCCGAGCAGCTTGGCTGCAAGATCAGCACGCTGCAGGTGCGCTGTTCGCAGAACGGCATCCGGCTGCGCAACAAGCGCCCGCGCGATTACACGCTCATTCGCCTTAGCCGGACCACAGCCGACGCCCTGCGCGAGCACGCCGAAAAACGCGGCGAGACCGAGCAGGCCCTCGTCCGGCGCCTGATCGAAACGATCGCCCGCGACGACCTGTACGCCGCGGTGCTGGACGATGACCAAAAAGCCGCCTGAATTCAGCCTCTTACGCCCTCTTGACGTATACGCCACAATGGCGTATATAAGGGTTGTAAGGAGGTAGAAAGATGATGATGATGAGTCTGATAAGTCTTGCCGAGGCGGTGCTGGTGGCCGTGATTATGAGCCACTTCCTCGCCGCGGGATTTTCCAAAGCCAAGCTGGCAGTCGTGAAGGTGAAGTGATGAACGGATACGAAAACAAACAAAGGGAGAACAGTTAAATGCACGCATTCTACGGCCCAATCATCGGATTGGTGTGCGGAGCCGCCGCCCTCGGCGGCTGGTGTCAACATCTCTACACTTGCTTCAATGAAAAGCTCTGGGGTTTTTTGATAGCTGGCGCGATCTTTGCTCCTATCGGAGTAATCCACGGCTGGGGCATCTGGTTCGGATGGTGGTGATCAGGGGCTTGACGATCGCCGTCCTGCTGCTATCGAGCGCAGCGCTGGCGCAACAACAAACGATTTACGGCCCCGATGGCAAGGTCCAAGGCCGCGTCACCACCGACAGCCAAGGCTCGCAGACGATCTACGACGCCAGCGGCAAGGTCCAAGGCCGCACAGCCACCGACAGCCAAGGCACCACGACGATTTACGACGCCGCAGGCCGCAAGGCTGGCAGCGTCACGGAGAGGAGAAAGTAATGCCAGAGTTTATCCTGAACCACGGCAGCCCGTTCGCCGCCAAACAGTTTGGCGAGCTTGATACGTTCACGCAGGGCTACATCGAGGCGATGTTCTTCACCAATACCGGCACCGGTGACGATGAAGAGCTAGAGCACGCCACCGTCGCCGATCTGGCGCCGGAAACGCTGGCCATGATCGTCGGCGACTGTGAGGCATTTCAACTGCAGGCCGCCGCATGGCTGGCCAAAGCCTACGCCTCCGAGCAGCCGAGCTACGACAAGATGCAAGCTGGCCGTGATTTCTGGTTCACCCGCTGCGGACACGGTGTCGGCTTTTGGGATCGCGGGCTCAACGCCATTGGCGATGAGCTTTCCGAGATCGCCGGACAATTCGGCAATCGCGACCTGTACGCAGGCGACGACGGCAAGCTCTACCTACAGTGAAGGTTACGCCGTCTCGTCTTGCGACACCCCGACGTATGGCATATATTCAAAGGAATCGAACAATGTGAATTGAGGATTTGATGTCAAAACAAAAAGCCAAAATGTCGACCACCGCCTACAAGAAGGCGATCGAGCAGCTTGGCCTTACCCAAGAAGGCGCCGGTGACGTCGTCGGCCTGTCGCCGCGGCAGGCGCAGCGCGTCGTCGGTGGCCATGCCCCGGTGCCGCGCCCGGTCGCCAAATTGCTTACCTTGATCCTGAAGCGTAAGATCAGCGTGGAGGAAGCAACCGAAGCAGGCTAGGTCATGACCAAAAAGCCAGAGCCGAAAGACACGGAGCCGGGCGGATACAAAGATGCCACCGGGCCGATCCCGCTCGACGATTTTGGTAATGACATCCCGGTCACCGATCGACCGAATGGCCCGTTGTACGATTTTCTCGACCAGAAGTATCCCAAAAAGCCAACCGACAAAAAATAGTCACTTGCTGCGCGAGTGGAATTTCGGTTCGCGCCCGTCGACGTTGTTGTCGTAGATTTCCCACGTATCCATCAGTGGCCGCACGTTGTCGAAACTTTTTTCATTGGTGGTCGAGCCCAGTGAATATTCCGGCGCCACGAACCGCCCCCGCCCGTTCCGCTCCATGCCACGCACGAACCGCTCCAGCGCACGCTGCGCCGCCTTGGCGGGCGACGTATACATGTAGTGGCCTTCGATCCGGTAACCCGCCGCCTTGAATTGCTCCGCCCGCCTGCGCAGCGTGGCTTCGCTTTTCATGGTGCCATCGATGGTCACGTTGAGCCCGCGATCGCGCGCAAACCGTTCGGCCTGTTCACCGATTTCGCTCGACTCCTCGTGCACGTTGGGCGCGTTCCAGCCCTTGAATTCCGGCAGCATCGCCTTGAAGTCATCGTTGTTGAGATAGAGCGGCCCCTTCGGGATCGTACCTTTCGGCCCGGTGAACCAGCTTTTGCCGGAGCCGCCGCGCCCGCCGAGCAAATGCAGCACCGGCTGCTCGCCCGGCCTCGGCGTCGCCGCGGCGATCGCTTCCGGGGTGATGACACTCAAGATCATTTCGTTGTGCAGCGCTTGGCGCTCCATGGTCCAGCTATTGTCTGGATTTTTGTGCCCGCCCTCCGACAGCGGTGCGTTGGTCGGCTTGCTCTTCTCCAGCCGCGCCCGCGCCTGCTTGACATGTTCTTTCGCGCCCGGCACCGACTCCAGCAACTGGTCGACGGTGACGTCTTCTTCCTTGAGCAGCGCGCTGGCAGAATCGGCGGCAGCACTGCTGGCGCCACCGCCGGAGGTGAACTGTCCGCCGCCCGGCCCGCCTGCCGGTTCGCGCGGGTGCTGGCTTTCATCCCAGCGCTGCTGCAGCAGCACCGCCGATCGCGCGCGCGCTTCGGCCCACTCGACCCGCTTCTTCGGATCGAGCAGCTTGTGTGGCGGCGGCGACACCTGCGGAGCCTCCGGCCCGGGTGGTACCGCCAGCGTCAACTGCCCGCCGTCATCGAACACGATCTTGCGAAAGACCGCGTGCGCTTCATCGACCGGCACGAACCGCTCGTCGAGGTAGCACGCCGAGCCAGCCCGACCTTCGACGGTGACGCGCTCGATCATGCTGGCATCTTCTTTGCTGCCCGCAATTCGTCATAAGTCTTCATGATGTCGCGGTAGTATGTGCGCCATGCTGGCTTGCCCTGCACCTTGCCGGTTTTTGTTTCGAGCATGGCGATCTCGGCAATCGTCTCGTGTTCCGCGGAGCGCACCGGCGTGCCCTTGCCGACTTCAAAGTATGGTTTGTCGGTCTGCGCCGCCTTCCAATACTCGGTGCTGTACGGGGTGACGCCGTCATCCTTGACGCGCTGTTTCCATGCCTCGTCGTGCTTGAGGAAGCGCGAATAGATCGGATATTTGGCATCGAACGGCGGCTTCAGCGAACCGTCCGGCTTCATCGCTTCGCGCGTGTCTGGGTCGTTCATGACGTCGCGGGTTTCGTCCGCGATCGCCTTGAGCACCGTCTCGTATTTCTGGTGCGCGACCTCGTGCGCGGTGACGTTGATGGCGGCTTCGACAGTCGGCAGTTGCCGCGGGAACATCTCGATCTTGCCGGTGTCGAGAAACGCCAGCCCGGCAGCCATGTAGCCGCCTCTGCCGCCGACCTCGAACGGGTGCTCGCCCATATTGATCGAGACCAGATCAGGATCGTAGTCGAGCAGCTTGGCCGTGGCCTGCGAGGCACCGAGTATCTTGGCGCCGTGTTCTGGCGTGCGATATTTCCCGCCCGGCAGGTCGCCCTTGACGTAGGTCACCATCAGGCCGCTTGAGCCTTCGACCCGCTTGTAACCCGCCGCCTCGAATATCGCTTGCGTGGCGCCGTCGTCGATCCACGCCAGCCCTTTGATTTCGCCGACCTTGCTGGCGTATTTATTGGCAATCCCCTGCAGCGTTTTCAGGCCAGCGTTGTGACTGGTGGTGCCGAAAGTCTCGATGGTCGCGAGGTTGCCGGTGTTGTCCACAGATGTGAACGCGGCACTGAGCAGGTGACCA